GATGTAACAAACATTCCTCGTTCAAGAAGCCATTTACAACAGTAAGACATTTGGAACTCATCTGAGTCTTCACCAATACGAAGCATTTCTTTTCTAATGAACTTTTCGTAGTTGGCGTTAAACTTTGAAACTTCTTTCCAGTCCCATTGAAAATGATTTTGACGTGAACCACGACCTGTTTGACGTCGTTTGTTTAGTTGGATAGCACGATAAAAGTTGTTTTTACTTGTTGTAGGAGTTCCTGTCTTAACCATTGTTCCTGCGTAGTATGCAAGCATTGGAGAAATTGATTTAGATACTACAAAGTCATCTGCTTCTTGGCACTCATCAATGACAATCAAATGGAAAGATTTAGATTCAATTTTTGCACGAGGATTTGCAGTCATCATCGTAATAGTTGAACCAGATTTTTTAAGACGAATCTGACGTGTAACTCCACCCACACGTGCAGCAGAGTCATCAATTTCAGGGTCACCAAGAATTTCAACTGCACGCTCAGAGGTAAGTCGTGTAACAGCACGGCTAAACAAGGTTTCTACCTGTGACTCAGTAGGTGCAAATAACCCTACCCACAGACCATCTTTAAACTTTCCAAGCAAATCTGGATATAATTTTGCAAGACGTGGAAGTAGAACCATCAATGTGGCTACTGTATCCGCAACTGTTTCTGACTTACCTGACTGACGTGAAGCAAGTGCGGTTATTTCTTCACCATCATTAATAATTACTGATTCAATAATTCTGCGTGCTAAAGGTTTTTGATATGCGTGAAGGTCATGTCCTACAAGCACTTTAAGAAAATCTAAAATTTTATCAATTAGTTTTTCAACAAACTGTTGTGAAAGTTCGTCTAGTTCTTCGATGATTTCTTCGGGGGCTAAGTTCTCTTCGTTTAAATAGAACTCAGGATTAATTTCCTCAAACTTATCGTCATCATAGGTATTCATTTGACTCCGTAAATAGCGAGACCCACTTGCGTGGGCCATCGCCTGACCAAGAGAGAGGTAAAGCAAGCAAAGCGTAACACATTAAGCACGACGTCTTAACTCTTTAGCGATTTCGTAAAAGGCTTCTGCACCCATTACTACCTCATCTAACATTTCTTCAGTCGGACTCTTTTGCCAAGCGGTAATACACTTGCCAATCGTGAACATTGAATGTTCCATCCACTGAATCAAGTCGGGCGTAGATATCTTCGACACTCTCTTCTGAATCCGTGTCTGGGGCTGGTGTCCATCCTGCTTCTTCCGTAAAATCCTCATACGTCACTTCCCGTGTTTCTAGTGCTACAGATAATGCTTCTTCTTCGGTTTTTAGACCAGTCCAACGACCACACACTAGTGCTTTGAACTTAGGTAATCTTAGTATAAAAGGTTTAGAAGTTCTAAATGGTTCTTCAATCTCTTGAGTCCAACCACGAACAACTACTTTGCTGCCCCATTCATAGGGAAATTTAGTTACTTGAACGAATACTGGACCGATGTTATGCACCTTTGGCATTTGTTACCTTTTCTTAGATGCCGCCTTTTGAGCCGCAGTTTTATACGTTGTTTTGTTTTGTCCCTTACCTTTACCCTTTAAGTGTATCTGAGCACCACGGGAGAAACGATAGTACGCTTCTCTAGCAGACTGGGAGATATTAGATTCATCTGCTGGGCCACGTGGTTTAAAGTCAAGCATACGGTAAATAACTGCACCTTTAGAACGGTTAGACTTAAATGCTGCCCATTCGTTTTCGTCTACTTCATAGTAGTTATAAAACGTTCCATCACGAAAAACTACAGTTAACTTTTCTTCATCTGCATCATAACCAGCCGCTACTGTACGTGGGCGTTCTGGGTTTGTTGTAGATGTTGGAACCACAGTCAATGGTGCTGGAGAATCGTCTTCTTCGTTCTGAGGTCCAAAATAACCAGGAACGCTTTCGTCTCCTGTGAGAGGGTTGTACTCAACAAACTGACGACCATAAGAAGTATCCATAGAACTTGGTAACCCAGCCAAGTTATTGTACTCAGTTCGTTCATTATCAAACAAAAAGTAATCTAAGCCCTGCGAATCATCTTCCATGCGGTTACGCATGTTCCTGAACTCTGCTGTAGATGCTGTTGTTGGAGCACCCGTAAATTCTTGCCCAAATACTTGGCGACTTAAATCACCCATTAACTCTTGAGCAGACGGCATAGAGCGTCGTTTACCACGACTACTCTTGCCGCCTGCTACACGAGCCATACTACTTACTTATGCCCAAGAAGTAATTGTAATTGCACTGTTCTTTGTCTTGCTGTTTGCACCTGGAGCAACTGATTGAGTTTTTACAGTTGTTGTTGCACCAGTCAAACCAGCAACTGTAAGTCCTGATGTTGACAGGGTTCCTGAAGTTGTAGTTGTAAATGAAACAGTGTTTGTAGCAACTGCTGTAACTGTCCAAGTACCATTAAGGTCAGTATCTGGTGATGCAAGTGTTGCAACTGTAATCTTTGTTCCAACTGGATATTTAGCACCAGCACCTGAAGAGGTGATTGTTGCTGTTGTACCTGTACGTGCCACTGCTGTGATTGTTGAAGCAGTGTTTGTTACACCAGTTGTGTTAGTGATACTGCCTGCAAGATAACCATCATCTTTTAGAGCATCAACTGCTTGTGTAGCGGTGTAGCCAAGTACATTTGGAGTTTTAATATAAGCAACGCCAGCAATTTCTTCTCCTGGGTCATTTGCTGTAAAGAGTGGATAACCATTCCATCCTGATAATGCAATGTCATGAATTGAAGCATCTGGGTCAAGACGACCAGGGGTTCCAACTACTCCTACAGCATTTGGACGGTCATCATTTGGTTGCATAGGCATATTTCCCCACACAAAATCTACTGCTAATTGCCCACTTGTATCTAGCAAGTTTCCTACGTTATTTACTGCCATGTGATTTCTGCTTTCTCTAGAGAAGTGTTAATTTCCCCATGCGCTTAGGGGAACCTTACGTGTAAGTATCCAAGAATATTGACTATATGTCAGGGTTTAGTCGCCACACTCGTGGTTGTCTAATTCATCTTGTAAAAGAACTTCTTCGCATTCTTTGCACTTAAAAAACCGAACATCATCTAACCCAGCATGTAAAGAATCTGAATGATGTTCTTCTACAGCCATCTCTGGCTTGGCTAAAACTTCGGGTGGAAAAGGACCTCTAGGGGTATGTGCAGAACTTGGGACTGAATGACCTTGTATAGCAAACTTACGAATCAGAGTCATTTTTTGTTGCGGGTTTCTTAGTCGAGTTTTTTGACGGTGTTGTAGTCGGTGTTGGTTCTGCCTCAAGTACAGGTTCATCAGGTGTACTTAAAATCTTTTTAAAGCCTTCTTCAAGTACAGACTTTAAGGCTTCAGTCGTCTTTAGTAATCCAGCCTTTTTTGCTTGCTCTAAAAACTTTGGCAAGTGGTTGTTGCAATACAAAATTTGTGCACCCTCAGTAATTTGGTAAATATAAAAAGCGTCTTTTGTACAGTTAGCGCATTTCATTAACAGTCCCACTTCCTTAGTGCCAGTGCTTTTCTAGTTGGTTTTCCGTTGCGTTCCATTGGTCCTTCCATTCCGCCCATACGTGCGCAGAATGATTTACGACGTGATGCGTCTTTTGGAGAACGTGCTGCTCTTTCTCTGGAAACAGGTGCTTTTAAATTAGAACCAGGATGTTCTCTTTCGTAAGATTTACGACCTGTTTCATTAAGGCCACCCTTTTTGTTCTTACCTTCTTTACGTTGCCATGCTGCACTTGCCATTACCACATCACCCCATGACTAAACTGAGTTGGACTAAGAATCGGTGCTCCACCAGTCATTGGGCCAGGAGTACTCATACGTGATTCTAGCCAATATCCTGGAGGTTGCATCCCAAAGTTACGAACAATTTGTCCGTGAGTAACAACAGAAGGTGGAATTGTTTCAAAAGAAACACCCTTAGTAAATTCCTGATGTGAAACAGTGTCCTCGTTAAGCGCCGCAGACATAGTTTATTTCTTTTTCTTTGGAGCAGCCTTTTTTGCTGTTGCTTTCTTTGTAGCAATAGGCTCTTGTGGATAATCTTTGTATCCTGAAATTTTCTTTGTTACAGGGTCACGGTGTGCGTACTTCTGTGTTTTTGCAACAGGAGCAGCAGGCGCAGCAGGTTTACCAGCAGTTGCAATGTTAATTGGCATACCAACTAGTTGTGGACCTTGTGGCTTTGCAGGAGATGCTTTTGGTGCACGAGGTTTACTTGATTTACGTGTGTACTCAAGATTTGTATCGCCAAATCCAAGTTTGACACCAGTTCCGCCTTCTGCGTGCTTGTTTACTGCATCAAAAAAATGAGTGTTACGTCCGTGTGCACGGTCTGCTGCATCTTGCCCAAGTACATGATTAACAACTGCCATATTAACATCATGCCCGTGTTCATTTTCTTGCATTTCTTTTTCATGGGCATGTTGAGCACCTTGCATACCTGACTGCAAAATTGCATGTTGCATGTTATTGGAACGTCCAGCAATTGCTTTACCGAGTGAATCAAAAGGATTCTCGGTACTGTTGCCGTGACCAGCACGTACCATGTTCATTTGTCCCATAGTCCTATGGTCCCTTACTTCTAGTCTTGAGTCTTAGTATTCGTTAAGCAATTTTCAATTGAAATAAGACGTTCGCCCATTTCTACAAATGCTTCCATAAGTATTGTTTGGTTCTCGTAAAGGCGGTCTACACGGTCTTTGACTGTGGTAACTCCACCGTTTTGACTTAACTCGCCATCCATGTTGTTTAAGCGCTGCATTACTCCAGCAACGGCATCACGTCCTGGTGAAGCCTCTTCGCCTTCCCAATCACGCATAAAGCGTTCCATCCATGAGCCCCAACGTTTTAATTTCTTATAGAACGGACTCAAGAGCACTCCTAGACTAATGAGAGCACCAGCGACAATGCCGATAGTTGCAAAGGTGTTTGTCACTGGTGCATCTCCTCTAAATTACTTCTTGCCGAAACCGTATGATGGGTCTTTTGGATTTACAAACTTTGCTGCTGGACCAAGAAGGCCTGCTGCAAAAGCGCTTGCCAAAGTTTTTGGGTCAGTAATGCCAGCCATGTAAAGAGCAGCAACCGCTGCAATTGAAGCACGAAGCCAAGATGCTCCTGCTGACTTAAGTGTATTGATATCCATGATTCTCCTAACTATGCCCTACTCAGACCAATGGTCTCTTATTCGTCTCGATTACGCAGTGGATACGTAATTGCCCATGCAACCAATGTTGCAACAATTGCATAACCAACAATGGTTTTTGCACTTCCGTCTAAAACTACCCAAGCAATAAACATGCCAAGTAGAGTCCAGAGTTGGTCAACCATATCTTTTAGAATTTTCACGGCTCTCGTCTCCTTGTGCCTTTAGTGTCATTTGATGGACTTCCACCACCTGATGGGCCTCCACCACCTGTACTGCCTCCAGTTCTTGTTGTCGCTGCTGCGGCAGATGCTGCCGCAGTAGTTGCTGCATTCATTGCAGCACCAGCAGCGACCACTGTTGCTACAACCATCTTTGTTGCTTCTTCTCGTTCTTGAGGGGACATATCAGCACCAATAGAACCAAGCGCTGCTAGTGCCGCACCTGGGTCTGTAAATGCTGTTGCAAGAAATGCTGCAGGGTCTTGCACAAGTTCTACTTGCGCTGCAACTTCTGCAGTAATTACAACTGCATTTCCTTTTTCATCCGTACGAACATCAACAGGTGTTTCTGGTGGTAAATCTTTATAATCCAAACCTGCATCTCGCATGTCTTGTGCAGACACGGCTTCACCAGGTGCAAGGGCTGCGATTAATGCTTCTGCAACAATTGTTTTTTCTTCTTCACTAAGTTTACCGTCAGCCATCGCATCTTTCACTACTTCTTCAACAGTAGGTGGTTCAACTACAGCAGGTGGTTCAGGTGCAGGTTCAGGAATTACTTCTGGTTCAGGTGCGGGTTCTGGAGCAGGCTCAGGAACAACTTCTGGTTCTGGAGTTGGTTCTGGCGCAGGTTCAGGAACAACTTCTGGCTCAGGTGCAGGTTCAGGTGCAGGTTCAACTACAGGGTCTGGTTCAGGTAATGGAACAGGTTCAGGCTCAATTGCAGGAGGTTCAGGAAGAGGAACAGGGTCAGGAATTACAACTGGGTCAGGAATTACAACTGGGTCAGGAATCACAACAGGAGTTGGCTGAGGTGCGGGTGCGGGTGGTTCTGGTTGAGGCTGAGGCGCTGGTTGAGGTTCTGGAGCAGGTGTAGGTGATGGTTCTACGGGTGTGGGTGTGGGTGTTGGTGCTACCGTTGGTTCAGGAGTAGGAGTAGAAGATGGTGATGGACTTGGTTGCGGTGTTGTTTCTGGGCTTGGTGTTGGGGTTGGTGTTGGGGTACTTGTCGGCTCTACCGAGGGTGAAACGGTTGGAGAAGGAGTCGGTGAAGGTGTCGGGGTGGCAGTTGGAGTCTCGATTGGCCCAGGAGTTATCACTTCAGCGGTTACAACGGGAGCAACGTAAACACGAGTTAGACCAGCCTGTTCAAGAGTAACAACTTGACCGTTAGGTAAACGCACACCTGTGCGGGTATTAATATGTGATTGAATATCTGACAAATAAGTAATAGTTAAAGTGTTATCTGCGTTAATAGCGGCTGTTACAACAATTGTAGATAAAGGTGTGTTTGCTACGTTAGAGCCGTACGGACGAACAGCAAGGTCTACTTGAAATCCAGCCTGACTTGAAGAAATGATTAGGTGTTCATCTGTAGATTGCCAACCTGCTGGGTATCCAGGAGTATTAGCAGTGCTAAGAACTACCCAGTCATAAGCATTTACTGATATAGAAGTTGTACTTGGAAATGTGCTGTAGTTGTTGTCTTGGCGCCCAAAAACAATAGTTGAGTTAGTGGTAGCGTAGACAGCGTTGTACTCAGTTCCTGCAAAAGCAATTGTTGTAGGAAGTGCTACTTGGTATGAAACGTCATCTCCACCACAAGTGTCTTGAACAACCACAGGTGTGGAAGAGGTAGTTGTACCATCAGTCCCAACTGTTGTGGTTTCAGTATTTAAAACGGTAGGAGCAGTTGCCGCAGTCGCTATAGATTGTGCGGTCGTTACACAAGATGCTTGTGCTGAGTCAACAATTAGTGCGGGAAAAAAAGCGGCAAATATTAGAACAGATAATGCTGCGAATGTACGCAGAAGTTTCAAGTATTCCCCTCGGAATGTTGATGTGCCCTACAGTTTCTTATTAAACCAGATTTACGTTGGTTTGCGGTTCTTAATTAGTTGTGTTTTTCCTGAACCAGTTCCAGAGTTAACAGACTCACCTTGTACACCTCTACCAGAACCATTCCAAGTAACAATACTTGGTTCTGCTACAGATTTGTAACCTCTGTCTGGTGTGTAAACAAAACCTGTTGTAACTTCAGTACGATTGTTAACTTTAAGAACTTTACGATTAAGTTGACTGCTCATGCAGGCGTACCTGATGCTCCGCTTAACGTACCGCCCATACCGCCACCATCAGAAGTTGCTGCTGGCATTGCAGTATCTACAACACCATTAGTTGCAGAACCCATTGTTTGGTCAACGTGCTCTCCTGCAGTTTCTTTATCTGGTTTCTCACCATGTTCATAAGCGGTTGTAAGAGAACCACCAGTTCCCATAGTTCCGTACATCCAAGGGTAGTTATACCAATAGTTACCAAGACCTACGTAGGCTCCTGCAAGACCACGACGTTCTTTCTTTCGACGCTGTTGTTCCGCAATATCAACGGCTTCGTTAAATTGTGCTGAGTTTAAATTACTCACCTGTTTGCCTCTGTCTCGGTCTATTAAGTTCTATCTGTGTCATATTGCCAATGTTGTAATTTCCAAAATCACCTTTAGG